GTTAAGAAGGCTGAGGCAGAAAAAGAAAGAAACCATTGCAAAGGTTTCTTTGGCGGTTAAAGTCGCACCTTCTACATTGACCGCATATGAGTTGGGAGACCGGACACCTAGGGATGATGTAAAAAAAAGAATTGCCAAGTATTATGGAATGACTGTTGAGGATATTTTTTTTAAATAGCAATGTCACAAAAGGTGTCAAAAACAACTCGATAATTAGTGGGAAAGAGGTGAACAAATGCATTACTTAACTTGGTACATACTTCAGGCGATTCGAGAGAACAGTGATGAATATTGGGCATGGAAGGCAGAAAGGAGCAAATCACATGGAAGTCTTGGCAATCGGAACGAGTGCGGTAGTAGTGATACTGACATTAATATTAGCCATTCAAGAATTTAGGAAGGGAGTGTAAGCGATGCGGAAACAAATAGAACTCACAGCTCCGGCTGCATGGATCAACCGGAGATATTACGAACTACAGGCCGCCGAGTCGATGCCGGTTATTGAAGAAGATTCAGACGACTTCAAAGTCACGCTAAAAGAAGGCATAAAGATTGGCATCGGAGCCTTCACGGTATACCTAATCATTGCGATGGCAATCATCATTTTATGAGTACGGCACGAAACAGAGCAAAGAAAAAACCGCATCTGCGGCAACAGGTGCGGTTTCAACAATAAAACAAACATTTAAATTGCTACTAGTTTAGCAGAAACGGAGAAAAAACACAATGAATGCAAAACTTATCATGACGGTAGAGGAAATGAAAGACCGTAAGGCCTGGGAGAAGTTAAGAAACATCGGGATCGGCGGTAGTGACGCTGCAATCATAGCCGGACTTAATCGTTGGAAATCACCGTTCAAGTTATGGCAGGAAAAGACCGGACAGGTAGAGCCTGAAGACCTTTCGGATAATGAGTACGTATATTGGGGGACGGTCCTAGAACAGGCGGTTGCGGATCGATTCACAGAACTTACGGGATTAAAAGTAAAAAAATGCGGAACCCTTCAGTCGCTTGATTACCCGTTTATGATAGCCAACGTCGACCGCCTGGTCGTAGGCGAAAACGCCGGCCTGGAGTGCAAGACGGCTAACGGATTCAAGGCGAAAGAATGGGAAGGCGACAACGTTCCCGACGGTTATTACCTTCAATGCCAACACTATATGGCAGTTACAAACTGCGAAAAGTGGTACATAGCTTGCCTCATCGGCGGTAATCACTTCGTATGGAAGGAGATACCCAGGAACGAGGAAGATATAACCGCACTGATAGCAGCCGAGAAGGCGTTTTGGGAAGACAACGTCAAAGGCGGTATCATGCCGGACGTGGACGGCTCGAAAAGTTGTTCACAGGCCCTTGCGGAACGATTCCCGGGAGGTGTGACAGATAGCATCACGTTACCGAAGGAAGCGGACGAGCTGTTGGCCGAAATCGACGAATTAAACGAGGCGGCCGACAGAATCAAGGACCAAATCGAAAGCAAGAAGAACGGCATCAAGCTAATGCTCGGCGACCATGAAATTGCCTATGCCGGTGAGCGTAAAGTCACATGGAAGACGCAAGCCGGACGGGTCACGGTAGACAGCAAGAAGCTGAAAGCCGAAATGCCGGACGTATACGAAAAATATAGCAAGCAAGGCAATCCCATTCGAGTTTTTAAAATCTAGGAGGTAATCAATTATGGCAACAACAAAAGGCGGCATCATGACAACGAAAGCAAACAACAAACCGGACGGAGTAAAGAGCATGAAAGACCTCGTCGTCAGCATGGGCGACCAAATTCAGAAGGCGTTACCGACAGTCATCACGGGTGAGAGATTCACCCGCATGGTCCTTACGGCCATGAGCAGCAATCCGCAATTACAGCAATGCACTCCGAAATCGTTCCTGGGGGCGATGATGCAGGCGGCACAACTTGGCGTAGAGCCGAACACGCCGCTCGGTCAGGCGTACCTCATACCGTACAAGAATAAAGGCACGCTCGAGTGCCAATTTCAGCTTGGCTAAACCTTTTGGTCAAGTAAAACCGTGTGAACCCTATTACTCAGGGGTGTCCTCTTGCAGGGGCTAACGGTGAAGCCCGTCACTAAAGAGGGTAATACCGTGCTTTGAAAGGAGCGACATGATATGAAATGTGTTTACAAAATTACTAATGTGTTAAACGGGAAATTCTATATCGGCAGTACAACACGATTTAAAAAACGTGTACAGCAATGGCGAGATTACACATCAAACGTTAACTCGGCCGTCAAGAAAGACATCCTAAGATATGGCAGAGATAATTTCACGATTGAGCCTATTGAAATTTTCCCGGAAGAAACAAGTAAACAAGAGATAGCAGCAAAAGAACTGGATTTTATCCATAAATTACAACCCGAATATAACACCATTGGAAAGCCGAGGCCTATGGAAACAAGGGAAAAACTTTCCAAGGCACTGGCAGGTAGAAAGATGCCGCCGGAAGTCGGCAAAAAAATTAGTGTAGTACAAAAGGCACGACACAAAATATTTCCTCAAACGAATGCAGGACACTTAAAAAAGGCACTAATTATAGAAACCGGAGAAGTCGTTATCGGAATTAAAAACGTTGCTGTAAAACTTGGTGTAAACGCATCGACCGTGACGAAGGCTATTAAAAGAAGTGGAACGGTCAAAGGATATCATATAAAGCTCTTAACGGAGTGTAGAGACTAGCTGCGATGAATGTAGCAGCGTAGGGCAGACGATGAGTTACTGCTCGAAGTGCATGGCACGCATAAGCGTGAAGAGATAGTCCGTGCTTACGGGATGATAAACCGTAAGGATAACAGATAAAGGATTAATCGACCTGGCATACCGGAGCGGCGAGGTCCGGGATATACAAGCCCATGAGGTACACGAGAACGACGAATTCGAATACGAATTAGGACTCGAACCGAAGCTCCGACACGTACCGGCTACAAGTAATCGAGGGGCAGTCATTGCCTACTATGCCGTATTTCACACGAAGGATGGCGGTTACGGATTCGAGGTCATGAGTGCCGAGGACGTACGCAATCACGCTAAGAAGTACAGTCAGGCATACGGGAGCAATTACAGCCCGTGGGCTAAGAACTTCGACGAAATGGCAAAAAAGACCGTTCTCAAGAAATGCTTGAAGTATGCACCGCTTAAAACCGAATTCGTCCGGGAAATGAGTGCAGACGGCACTATCAAGAAGAACATAACGCCGGACATGACCGCCGAACCGGACGAAACGGATTATATCGATGCAGAAGCGGAAACAGTGCCGGACAATGTCGACCCGACAACGGGCGAAATCAAGACTGAACAAGAACAGAAGGACGATGCGATTTTAGCTGAATCAATGAACTAAGAAAGGAAGCGGAGGAAGGGCCGGAGCAATTACCGGCCCAGACCCGTTACAGGGCGAAAGAATGGCAGAACGGCGAATGATAGCCAAGAGCATTATCAAATCGGATCAGTTTTTAGACATGCCGGCAACAACGCAGTGCTTGTACTTTCACTTGTTACTAGAGGCCGACGACGACGGCTTTATCAATGCACCTAAATCAATAATGCGAGTGATTGGGGCTAAGGATGATGACATGCGTGTGTTACAGGCCAAGGGATACATCATTCCTTTTGAAAGCGGTGTAATCGTTATTAAGCACTGGAGATTGCACAACAGCTTGCGAAAAGACAGGTATAATCCCAATCCGCAGCTAGAGAATGAACGTAAACAACTGGTTGTTGCCGACAATAAAGAATACCAATTGGCAACCAACTGGCAACCGAATGGCAACCAATTGGCAACCAGTGGTGTACCGTTGGTTGCCACAGGTAAGGATAGGTTAGGTAAGGATAGGTTAGGTAAGGATAGAGAAGAAGAAGAAAAGGAGGACCCTTCGGCGGCTTGTGACATTTTAAAAGCATACGGGGATAACATTCACCCGGTCAGTTCACCGGTAGAAGCCGAAAAGCTAAAGGCACTCGTTGACACCCACGGCGAAACCTTTGTAGCTAAAGCCATTGAAAGAGCCGTCATGCGAAACAAAAGAAGCCTGGCGTATATCACCGGGATTCTGAATAACTGGGAAGCGAACGGATACGACGAAGGCATCGAAGGGAAGAGAACAGAAAAACAGTCAGATCCGGAACGTTCCGCAGACCTGGAACGGTTTATGCGTGAGCGTGAAGAACACAAGAAAAAGCAAAGGAGGTTCTAAAGAATGTTCACGAACGGCAGCATGGACTTCATAGAGAATTTAATCGTCGGCTCGTATCCGAACGGGCTTAGAGATAAAGACGAACGGCAACGGTACTTTGATAATTTCGTCAGGATGTTCAACCGATATGATGAACAGGACGTCGCAGACGTAGTCGAAGAAGTGATAAGCCGAGAACGCTTTTTACCGTCCTTGGCGACCTTCAAAGAGGCGTTGGATAAGAAGGCACAGGCCAGGGCCGCAAGCGAGCGGACAGCGTTAAAAATCGCCGAATATAGAAAGCCTCGAGGCAGGGTCAACGTTCAGGCACTCATGGAACAGGCAGAAAAAATGAAAAAAGGCGAGTTCGAGAGACCCATTCCGAACCGCTTACGAGAGTTTGCCAAACGGTTATGGCCGGACATTAGCGACAGCGTCATTCGGAAAAACTTTCCGCTGTTAATCCACTATCAGCAGAACGGATTCACGATTGATGAGAAAGGAAATGCGGTGCAGCTGTATTTATCAAAGACCGGCGAGGTCGTAGAGCGGATTGTATTAGTTTAGGAGGGAAACCATGAACAGAGTAAAGGAAGATGTACAAGCGATTATCGAGGATATAACAGCCACGACCGAGGCGTTGCGAAGTATTCGGGAACGACTAGAGCCGATAAAGGAACAATGTTTCGGTATGGCGGTAGCGAGCGTCCAGATAAGCCTAAAAGATGCCGAAGTAGAAGCGATGAAAGCAGAGGCGTTGGGTTGTTACCTGTTAAGTAAATTAGTCATGTCAGCATCGCTAGACGTAGAGGAAGAGCCGATAAAAACGGAGCCGTTCTAATGGAATGCGTCGGATGCGGTAAGGAATACGAAGGGCATAGTAGTTTATGCCCTTCGTGCCGAAAGAAGTACACGGAACAGATAAAGCGGCAGCACGATTACTGGACATGTCCGATATGCGGAGGCTCGGTGCAGTTCAGCTACTGGAAGCGGCGAGAAGACATTAAAGCGAAAACGATATGTTGCAGTAGTAGGTGTCGGAGAATATACAAAGCGTTAACGGAGGTTAGGCATGGAACACGGAACGATTCACAGAAGCCCGGTCAACGGACAACCGGAATTCGGGCAAGATGAGATTAAGCAGCCGAATCACTACACGTGGCGAGGCAAGGAATGCGAACAGATAATTGGAGATATTACCCAAGGCTCCGAGGGAAAGGAAGCGTATTACCTGGGGGCGGCTGTGAAGTATCTGTACCGATACCCGGCAAAGGGTACGGCGATTAAGGACTTGCAGAAGGCCAAGCAGTATATCGAAATGTTAATCAAATTGAAGGAGGAACAACATGGCACTAGATAAAACGGCAATAGACGACGTGACATTTAGTATCTCCGGAGCTATTGACGCAGTAGAAGCGGCAATGGACCGAATCGAAGATTGCGGACTCGATGATTATGAACAGGAAAAAGCAAAGGAATACCTACAAGAAGGTATAAGGCGACTTGATATGGCTTACGATATTGTCGACTTTGCCGAGGACTAAGGAGGAACAACATGAACAACGTACAACTCGAGGGCAACCTCGCAAGAGATATTGAAATATCGTTCAGC